TTAGATAATTCTAATCCGTCATTTGTGGATTACTATTATATACCTTTAATCTTTTTAGAGTCATTTAATGCACCAGCAGTTGTATTGCAGATTGGCGACAAGCAGATTAAGATGCCTGTTGATTGGTCAGTATTGATTGGCGATGAAGAAGGTGGAGACTTAGAAACTCTATCATTATCTTCTTTAAACGACAGAGGCTTTGATGTGTTTTCATTCAATCCTTTATCATCATTTGCTCCTAACTTTCTCCCAATAGAAATTGTAGACATTTATTCAGACGTTATTTGGTATGCACCAAGACTACGTAATGGTCAGTTCTTGTGCGTTCCTATTGAAGATGGCCCTAAGCCAAGATGTGTTTACTTTGTCAAAGAAGTAAGCAGGAATTGTGAAGTTGTAGATTATGCTCAAGTCTTTTGATCATTGGAAGAATATATGTAAGTTACATTGGAAAGAGATTGTAACATTATCTGTAGCATTACATTGGATCGTAGATTTATTTATTATAGCACCCTTATCAATAGCAATAGGGTGGTTTGCAAGAGGTTATTTTGGCTAGAGTAAAAACACCAGTAGATGAAAAGTTTGAAAAACAAGACTTTAATCTGTTTGAAGCAATTACTGCAATTGATAAAAAAGATTATGGTTACTATGACAGACTAACACCTGAACAACAAAAAAAGTTTGTTCCGTTTATGATGATCAATTGGATTAGTACAGTTAAAGGTAAACCAGAGTTGGCACAATACTATCTACAAAGTGTAGACTATCATGCAAACAAGTATCTGTTCAATGAGAATGTATCGAAGCATCCTAAACTACAATGGTTGATGTTGTGTTCAGCATCTCCTGGAATAGGTAAACAATTTCATGCTTGGATACCACAGATTAAAGCAGGAGTTGCTAAGTTAAAAGACAAAGCAATGCCTAAAGATATTAGAGAATATTTTAAAAAGATATATCCTGGTCTCTCAGCAGGAGACTTGAAAGAATTAACAACTGCATTTTGTGATCAGCACAAACGCAAAATTTATCTAGCAAATAAATTTCCAGAATTAAAATTTGATGAGGTAGAATTACTTAGTGAACTCGTTACAGATAATGAAATCGAAGAATACGAAAAAGAACTTGGCAACTAAATTTGGTTGCGACTTTTGTGGTCGATCATTTCAAAAAGAAACTACGATTGACAAACACCTGTGTGAAAATAAACGCAGATGGGGAGATAAGGACTTAAAAGGCAATCGTATTGGATTTCAATCATGGCTAAACTTTTATGTTCATAACACAACAAGCAAAAAACAAAAGACTTATTTAGATTTTATTAAAAGTGCCTATTATCTTGCATTCGTTAAGTTCGGTCATTACTGTGTTAATGTAAAATGTATTAACATTAGTCGTTATGCAGACTGGTTACTAAAGAATCAAATACGTATAGATAAATGGACAAGTGACAAAAATTATACTAAATTCGTTACTGAATATTTGAGAGAAGAAAATCCATTAGATGCAATCGCAAGAAGTATTGAAACTGCTATCACTATTGCAGAAGAAGAAAAGATTAAAAATGATGATGCATTGAGATATGCATCACCAAACAAAATCTGTTATGAGATTACTAAAGGAAAGATATCTCCTTGGATGCTATATCAAAGTGAGTCTGGTGTAAAGTTCTTAGGTAAGTTAGATGAAACTCAACAAAAAATGATAATAGAATATATCGACCCTTAGAAGTGGGCAATCAAATTCAAACGTGATCCATCTATAGTTAACGAAGTAAAAGAACTTATGCATGATGCAGGGTATTGATGAAAGAGTTAGATTTAAAGTTTCACAAATTAGATGGACGATTTAAAGGGAATGATATCTTCACATGGATGTGTACTACTATAATCCAGCCACAGTATGAACGTTTTAGTCCTAGACCTCTAGCACAAACAGATTTAGCAAAGATTATCAAGTTCAATCAATTACGTGATTGGTGTTGGGATACATGGGGACCTAGTTGCGATTTAAAAGACTATGACAGAATACATGAACTATCTAACTACGTAAGCCTAGCACAATACAACGACAACACCCATGACACACTTAACGAACATTGGTGTTGGTCTAACGAAGAAGATCATAAACAAAAAAGAATATATCTAGCAGGTGATAAAGAACGCATGTGGCTAGAAACGAGGTGGCGATGAGTCAGTGGCACGGAGGAAAAGGTAGTGGTCGCCGTAAGGGCACTGATCAAAAATCATATGCAGATAATTGGGATCGTATCTTCGGTAATAAGTCTAAACTATCACATAATGAACGTGGCTTTGATATCATAAATGATATCGTTCCTGACAGTCTTATTCAACGTATAAACGATAGAAAAGATGAACTCTACCCTGTCAGAGCATCTACGCATAAGAAGCAATACGCAGAAGCAGAGGCATGTAAAAAACTGTTTGGTATTGCTGTATGGTGGAGTCAACTCACAGATGATTGGGACGAAGTTAAAGAGATACATGACCTCATCTATCCTGAAATTAAAAAACATCTAACTGATGCAACTTTCTATGCAAGTGACATTGTTACGATTAATGGTCCAAGCAGATGGATAGGACCTCATGTAGATACGCCACATAGATTTGAGCAATACAATAAAAGAGAAAACAATGATGTTTGCGGTGTACAAGTTATTATACCACTTGATGATTTAGATAAAGATACAGGGGCAACTGGAGTTGTGCCTAACTCACATAGAGAAGATTGGGACATCCAAGACTGTTATGAAGGTGTGCATGATGAATACTTTTTAGAGAACGCAGAACAGTATGACATGCCCAAAGGTAGTATTCTGTTTTACAATACTCGTTTAATGCATTCTACCATGCCATTGAATTTACCCAAAAAACGTTCCATTCTATTGATTAATTATATCAGAAGTGATATAATAGAAGAAATAAAAGACAAAGATAACGTGTGGAGTAGCAATGGCAAATGATGTAATGATAGATATGGAGACGTTGAGTACGACTCCTGATTGTGTTATATTGACAATCGGCGCTGTTCGTTTTGACCCTCGAGGTGACGGTGTTGTTGAACGATTAGAATTACGTCCTACGATTGATGAACAAACAGAAGAATTTAACAGATCAATCGATCCAGACACTGTTGAATGGTGGGGACAGCAATCTGAAAGTGCTGTTGAAGAAGCACTAGGTGATAGAGGTAGAATTCCATACAGAGACGCCTTAGAAGAACTAAAAAAATTCTGTTGGAATCGTAATGCAGTTTGGTCTAATGGTGCAACGTTTGATATTGTCGTAGCAGAAAATGCATTTAGGCAAGTAGATATTAAAATCCCTTGGAACTTTTGGACTATTAGAGATACTAGAACATTGTTTGATATTGGTAAAGTTAAGTTATCAGATGGTGGTTACTCAACATCACACAAAGCAGTCGAAGATTGTGAAAGACAAGTTGCAGTTGTGCAAATGGCATACAAAAAACTTATGGCTGTAGGACTAGGACAGAAATGATTCAATCTGACATTGATATAGATTTCGGAGACAGAGATAAAATATTATCTTTGATCAAACATATCCCTGCATCAATGCGAGACAAAGAAACTGTTAAGAAACATCCTACAGGTGTTTACATATCACAAATTCCATATGACCCTATAACAAATATGTCTTCGTTAGATTATAAAGAAGCAGAAGAAAGAAACTATTTCAAACTTGATTTACTTAATGTAGGAATCTATCAAGCAGTTAAAGATGAAATGCATTTGGTTTCTTTAATGAAAGAACCTAATTGGGAACGTCTTAAAGAAAAAGATTTTGTTGAACAATTAATACACTTAAATAGACAGTATAACATGTTACAACAAATGCCAGAACCAGTAAATAGTATACCGAGACTTGCAATGTTTTTGGCTGTTATTAGACCTGCTAAAAGAAGTTTAATAGGTCGCAATTGGAAAGAGATTGCAAAAACGGTATGGATAGACGATAACATCGGATATACATTTAAAAAATCACATGCTATAGCGTATGCACACTTAGTTGGCATACATATGAATTTATTAGAGGAAGCGAATGATGTCACAATATGATGAAAAGGTAGAAAGACAAAGACTTAAACTAAAAGCCGAAGAATGGGCTAGTGGCGTTAAATCATTACATGCACATTCAGTTAGTTCAATGTGGTATGATACAAGACCACAAGATACTAAAGATGGCAAAACTGTTATGGATGTAGAATACAATGATGGTAGTGTCAGAAGGGAACTTCAAAG